ACGACTGAACCCACTACGACTGAACCCACTACGACTGAACCCACTACGACTGAACCCACTATTGTATAAAACCCTTGATCGCACACGTTTCCACCCAACATGCGTTTTCCAACCGCTTCGTAATAATGATAACCATTGTATCCAGATTTTGGGTGATTATTCATAAAATACCAAGGTTTATTATCGACCGTATACTTGTCTAATAATGTGCTTAGAGCACCTTGTTCATGAACATTTCCATACGCCATCGCGTTCTGACCACGCAGATGGGGTGTACTATTATTTTTGGTAACTATGCTGTGTTTATTTTATATGACGCGGCTTGTCTACTGAAATGGTCTTGGCACTTTCATGTTCCATAAATCGTATTCGCGCAGGCAGTCTCTGATGATGAAGAGCTTAAGCCAATATGTATGTATCACGGAATCGGCACTGTTATTTTCAATAGCGTACCCGTTTGATATACTCAAGAACCAAGGGTTGTATCATATCAAAGGGGGTAAAAAGGATTTTGTATCAAAGGCGATACACAAAAATCTTCAAAACGTGTTGTTCTTCAAGTTGCCTAATTCATGTATCAAATGATGTTGTCCCATCGATTCTAAAACAAGTGCACTAACCTGTTGGAACTTTTTAAACTGCTCTTTTCATCCAATTCCTTGTATAATATAATGATGAAATACCCGAGTGTAACTGCATCGATGATGCCCATATTCCCATTCATACACTTGTGGTTCCGAAAGTATGACTTAATGGCGATCACGTACATGGTATGTATTACATCAAATTTATATTGGAATTATGATTGCGCGTTACATGTAGATTATAGCGTAGTTGCGGTATCACTATTATATTTATTTTTCAAAGCATATAAGATGAATAAACTTGGATTATATTCAATACTTGTATTCCCTGGGCTATTTGGTTATGCTTATGCGCAAACTATAGTATGTGATGGATCATTCAGATGGCATTGTTTAAACCATATTTTCGGACAGATATCAAATTTCGTATTTTATTGACGACCATTGGGTTGGTTATTTGAACCCTGATATGTTGCTTCAAAATGTACTGTTCTTCAACTTGCTAAAAATGAAATGTCTCTAATTCATGTTTTAATTGTATAGAATCAGGGGGTGTATCGAAGAAATACTTTTCTGTCGCATCAAGATATTCCCACGCACGTAGATACCCTAACCGGTTCAATTTTCGCAACGCGCTGGGCTCCGGTGGAAAGAGTTGCCAAAAACGGGGTATTGGCAAACGAGGGGATATCCAACTATTACGACCGTTATTCAAATACCAGGAGTTTTTAGCAGTGACACGAATTATTTTATCGGAATCTGTGAACGTTGGAAGACATGTCCAATTCTGTGAGATATTCGCATCGTAATACTTTTTCCCATCGATGGCAACGGGTAAAATACCCCCAAGTACAGGGACGTTGCACGAAGCCTTTAGTGACAATAACATGTCGTCCCGTCCCGTGAATATCTGCTTACTCGATTTTTTAAATCTAGCTGGTGGCTTGTACTCGGAAAGTCCAATCAGCAAGCGGTCGCTCGCAGATACGCATAGAGCGTCATCAAATGGAATGTTGGCTTCAGCTACAGCGTGAACGGAACTACATGTCTTGAAGATGTTGCGTTTGCATCCCATGCTCGCCGTGATGAGATCATCCGATAATTTCACGGGGTTAATATTCAGGGCGAGGGCGGTGGCCGCACAAGATCCAGCGGAACATCCGGCAAATCGTAAAAGGTGCTTCACATCTGGTTTGACATGCTCCGAAATGTACTGAGCCACGCCGAGGTAAAACATGACGTACCACGCACCACCACCGAAAGTGAAAGTCAGACTACGTGCGGGTACCATATCATAACATATGATACAATTTGTTTAAACTGGACGAAAAACATATAAACTACTTCTTATCATCTTTTTCACATGTACCTGTCTTCGGATTCCTGCGTGTCCCGTTAGGGCAACGAGGTTTTCTCTCTTTCTTGAGCAAGTTTGCAAGCTTGATATCAGGAGACTCTTGATTTACTTTCTTGAGCAAGTTTGCAAGTTTGATATCAGGAGACTCTTGATTTACTTTCTTGAGCAAGTTTGCAAGTTTGATATCAGGAGACTCTTGATTTACTCTCTTGAGCGAGTTCGCATTTTTTATAATAGGTTTAGTAGGTTTCTTGAGCAAGTTCGCATTTTTTATGATAGGTTTAGTAGGTTTCTTGAGCAAGTTCGCATTTTTTATGATAGGTTTAGTAGGTTTCTTGGCAACATTAGGCTTTGCTTTAACTACTTTAGGTTTAGTTGCTTCCTTTGTGTATAAGAATGTTCTCATTTTACCCGTGTTGAAGCACATATCTTTACCAGGGGTCTTTTTTACTTTCGAAATAAGACACTTCTTTCTATTCATGCAGAAATGCCGGTTTTCCTTCACCCAATCAAAGGGAAATAGATTACAAGCCTCCCGAAACCTACTAAACCACCCGACCTTATTTGCCCACCCGTTGTACATGTAGCGCTTACCTTTACATGTAACACCCGCTACCTTGTGTGCAAGAGTACACTGATTTACATTAAAGTTGGTGAGAAGCAAACTATCAGCCTTGAAAGAAGTACCAAAAATATCCATCTTGTCATCTTTGAACGTAAAAGGTAGTTGAATACTATCCCCGCTAAAAAGATCAGACATTACCACAAGCTCTATCTTATTGAAATCAGTTTTATTAAACATTTCTGTTGTCGTTTTCTTATGTTCTCTTTTGTTGTAAGCTAGTTTATACTTACCCCCCACCTCAATACCATGATATTTTAAAGTATTTTGTACACTGAAGAAGTATTTATCATTTTTTATGTTTACGAACAGCACCTTTTCCATTATACCAAAGTATTGTAACAAAATTATCAAATAGTTTTCCGAACTATGACCTTTTTGTTTTTCGGGATTGAAGTAAAAATGTTTTTTGTCTTTGTCATGTAAAGATTTCAGTATATTGTTTGGTTCTAGAGCTGTATAAAACTTTGAGAATTCTTTGGTGTCTTTTATGTCGCGAGCAGAGAGCAGTTGTTCGAATATATCAAAAATTTCAAGTTTCTTCTTAGATTTGGTTTTTTTACGCAGAGACGGGAGTATTTTCTTGAAATACGCAGATGTACCATCACTATAAAACAAGGCGGATAACAACGCATTAAACCAACACGTCCCCCCGTTAGATACCTGTGGGATAGTAAATGTTTTATTACACGTTGCCATTATTAATAAACACATTTTTTTTTTACTACCAAAAGTATGATAAATAAAATGATGTACAGAAGAGAGTAAGTATAATGAATACGAGTAGATTGTTTTAATTGCACAAAATATGCAACGTGATCTTGTATTGGTAATTGAATACTTTTTTTGAAAAACTCCGCAAGAAGATAATGACTTTGCTGACAAGGATGAAAAAGATCCCATTTCCAAGAAATGCGTACATTCTTTTCAATACACCTTTTACATTCATTAAAAAATGTGAAGTGTACTCTGTTATGTAGACGTGTTAAATCTTGTATTACCTGTAGAAGTGCTAAATTTACGTCTGCCGTTATCAAATCCATATGTTGTTTTGTTGTAAAAGGCGCGTAAATCATTCCAAAAGCACGACAGAGAGGTACCCCATAACAAGCCGTATTAGAACTAATTGTAATTTTTGTAGCACTGTAATGTGTGATAATATAATCAATAATACGTGATATATTCAAAGCAATTTCAATTCCTTTATTCTTGAAAAAGTGTTTTTCGTGTTTCCAAATATCGTATGTTACATGTGATGGATTATTGATAACCCAATAAAGAAGATCATTCCCACCAACATGGATTATCCATTGCGTATCTTCTGATACATATATGTTCTTCAATGTTTCGAGGGCGTCAAATATGTAATCTGTGGTACAACCCGCTTTAGACATATTTATGTACGACCATCCCTCAGATTCGGCTATAATTGTGCCCCATGTTTTATGTTCATTCCATTTATCATCTAACCAAGAATCACCGAGAAACACGGCATCTATCATATGTTATATGTCCCGTGTCACTAAAAAAATTGTGATATTCCGCACAAATATTCGACATTCATGTATATTGACGCAATGACTTTGCTGACAATACAATGAAATATCTTCGAACCCACTGACCATATGTCATAAAAATATCATATATTTCTTGCGATGCCCTATATCATGTAAGTTTTAAATAAAAACGATGTGTACGGGTTTTTCTGGACGAAATACATACAGGACACCGGATAACACTTTAGACATCAACGGAGATGAGACGTAGATGGTTGTGCTTGTGAGATATTCCCTGGACATCTGTCTGTACAATTCGATTATGCGCCTGAGCTTATACGCGCGATACATGTACATAAGTGGGAATTCTGTCACATCAAAATACAAGCACACCGGACGTCGGGGGAAATACACGTCTGATATGTACGATTCGAAGTCTGATTCAGTGGTCAATGCATTGATTTTGAACATAAATTATAATAACAGAACAGAATAAAATAAACACGCAACCGCTACTTCAGTTCTTAACTAAACGGTTTAATTTACACTGAGCGTTTTAAAATGGCGATTCCTTTTTGTATTCTTGGATGAAGCGGCACCGTCGCACCAAACGAGCGCGCCAATTCAAAGATTGGATTCTGAGTGACATCCGTATTTGAATTGTAGAAATCGGAGACCATGCAGTTATACTCGCGCGATTTGAAGAATCGTTTATAGAACCCGTGACCGTGTGGTATTTCCTTTCGTTGTTTGAAGTACTCGTGAAGAGTTTTGAAGGACTGAGAAACGTGTGGGAAAAGTTTTCTTGGAAAAGCGAAGAGTACGTCACCGTTTCTAGGGAAGGCGCGGTCGAAATTGACCCATGGGAAATTCATGACATCCCATTGAATAGGGATTTCCGAGATGCGACACTTGAAACGAACGTCACATCGTGTCAAGAATACGTGGGTAACATCGGAAGGTAGATTGTCGAGTATCATACTCGCTCGATCCATTTGGTCTTCTCCTTTAGAAGACACGTACACGCAGTGGCCGAGTTTTGTGACAACATACGATAAGATTGGGGAATCATTCGTGGAAATGGCGAAAACGACGTCGTGACCGAGCGCGCGAAGAGGTTCAACGAGCATAGAAAAGTGGTTATCCAACACATCAAGCATGGAGAAGGTACACGTCCCATGATGGTTTCTGAAATTTTCCATGAAGGATAACCCCCTGTATGCGATGCATATTTTCATTATTATTTACTGTGAAATTTACTCATTACAAATATACGCTAGCTAGGCTACGATCTTTTTTTGTCTTTTTGGTTTTTGGACGTAATCAAGAGTTGCTTGTTCGTGCATTTCTCGATCTTGGGGATTTTTTTTGCTTTTCTAATTTTTTCATGTTCCGGGACGAACTGCTTGACACATCCTTCGTTTCCTTATTGCGAGTCCAAACCACCACCGTAATACCGAAAATGTGTTATGTCGTCGCGCTTAAGGAAGAACATTCCGTCGTACCCTTTGCTTGGTAAGATCTAGGTGTCTTCCGAAACGCTTGCGAAGCTCCGTCGACACCAACGCGGACAAGTTGCGCAACTGCATGACGACTAATTCATCTACGCCGTTGCTCTCCGAGCTCCTCGGAGCGTAGTCGAGTCCACAAAGCGTGCCCAACAACAAGCCGTCGTACATGATGGGTACGCCGATGTAGACGCGGATGTGGGGCGGTCCTGTGACGAGGGGATTTTTCGCAAACATGTGGTCGGTGGTGGTGTCGTTGACTATTAACAACTGACCG